GTCCCCCGCTGATTGAGATAATTTCCAATTAGTTGTTCCACCGATAAAAAGACAGTCAAAGTCTCCCCACGGTAAATCCTTAGTCGCACCATCTTGTGCAATAAAAGCTGCTTTATATCCAACATCTCTAATTTTTGGTAATAACGGTAAAGACTTACGTAATGTTTCTTCTGCATCTCCTAATACGTCAGGAGCCGTAGCAAATAAACAACTATCTTTTGGAAACTTACTTAACCAAGATAAATACTTTTCATCAGAATATAAATCAGGTCTTGCAAAACATCCGTTGTCTGCTGCCCAAACTTTATTGTTTCCAATAGCTTGCTTCCCGACATTAAAGCTCATCATTAACCCAATGTCGGGGTGCTCTACAGACTTACCGCTAAGATAGATCATCTTTTTTTAATCATCCACCATACAACTAATGCGCCAGCCATCTTAGCTATTGTCATTAGTATTACATTTAAATAAGAAAAATGCCCTATCATGTACAAAAACACCGAACTATCAACGGGTGTTGCCGCCACACTTGATATAAGAACACGTTGATGAAAAGGTTGCCATGTCCAGCTATAAACAAGCCAATCAATCAATTCAGATATAAAGAAAGCAACTACCGAAGCTAAAGCAACATAGGGATCGGCCATCGCCCAAGATAAAAACCCAGCAAATAACATGGCAACAATAACACGATGCCCTATTTCTCTCTGTGCGTAATCTCGAGCAACAAATATTAAACCAACTACTAAAGACATTGGAGGAAACATTTCCCCAAACAAAGGGACTAACGGAACGATAGTAAAACCTATGTTTACTAAAACAATTAAAACGATGTATCCGATTGTATATTTATATTCTTTAACGTAATCCATTTCTTTCTCCTTTATTTATAAGCCTCGTTAATATCTTTGGTTTTAGGATTATCAGCCTTGTACCTACCCTTTTTAGTTCTGGAACGTTTCTTCTTAGGTGTCCCAAATAAGGCATTGAGGCCGGGTTTTAACTCTTTTATAAGTTGTGCTCTATCTTTTGTCTTGCGTTCAGGTTCAAATTCCAGCACAAAAAAACTGGCGCACAAGTCACGAAATGTTTTAACGTCTGAAAGTTTCATAATTAGTCTCCTTTATAAAAGCCACTGTTTAAAATCTTCGCCCATAACTTGGCTGGCAACATCCATTTTGCCTCTTAATGCTTTAACTATCTTCTCATCAATCGTACCTTCAGAAATTAGGTCTACATAAGTGACCGTGTTCCGTTGTCCAATTCTATGCGCCCGATCTTCGCTTTGCATACGCACCGCTAAATCAAAACTATTAGAAAAGTAAATCACGTTCTGTGCTGCCGTTAAGGTCAAACCGTATCCACCTGTCTGAGGATTTCCTACAAAGAATTTAGCGTCACCATTCTGGAATCGCTCAACTGCCTCAACCCTTGCTTCATCAGAAGTGTCTCCAAAGTAATCGACCGCTGACCCTGGACCGTAAACCTTGTTTAATTCTTTCGTTATACGCTGAACATCATAACGGAACCTTGACCATATAATAGATTTACCATCCATTTCCTCGAGGCACTGCATGAGTTCCTTTAAACGATTGTCTTCAATCTCAATCAGTTCTCCGTAATCAGATTTGGTATGTCCGGAAAGAACCTGTTGCATTCTTAATAGCTGAGTCATGATGTTAGGCGCCGTCATAAACTCAACGTCATTAATATTAGCCAAGGCAAACTCTTTTATTTCGGAATATATTCGTGTTTGTTCCGAAGTTAGGGTAACATTTCTCTGAGTATAAACTTTCTCCGGAAGATCCAAGCACTCATCCTTTGTTATTCTTGAAGAAAAAGTTTTCAGAAGAGCCGACAGATCCTCTAGGTTTCTATACCCAACTACCAAATTAAAAGAATGGCTACCCACAGTTCTTTTTTTCATGATGCTATATCGGTATTGAAACTGAAAATAATTATTACCGCAGTCTCCCAATAAATTTTCATCCATAAAATTGCACTGCGCCCATAAATCTAAAGGCGATTGGGTAACAGGAAACCCCGTTAATATTCTACGGTACTTCGCAAGTTTGCCTATTTTTATGAGAGCCTTGGTTCTTCGAGCTTTCGGGCTTTTAATGGCCGTTGACTCATCTACCGCTAGGAGGGCTTTAGAAGCCTTTAGAAGGCTTTCTAAATATCTCTTACCTTTGTCAGTGGACAGTGCTTCAACGTTCATTAGAAACACTCTAAGGTCTTCTGAGGGCTTTAAAATCTCATTTAATATAAGTTTGTTGCTTTTAGTCTTCGCCGGATTCCAAACTACAACATTATTCTTAATCCGATCTGGAAGATGAGCCGGAATTTCCTGGTTAGCCCAATTCCTGTAAACCCCTTTGGGGGCTATAACTATTAATGTATCTATCTCGCCCTTCTCATAAAGAATAGCAGCGTTGTCGATACAAACTTTTGATTTACCAGTTCCCATTTCCATCAAGAAGGCCCAGTTGACTTTGTTCCAGCATCGTTTAAGAACATCATCTTGGTGTTGGTATGGTTTTGTTTTATATTCATATGCCATGATCGATGGATAGTATAGTCCATGATTTAATATTTGCAATCTTAAAATTACATGTTATAGTAAACTTAGAAAGGAGAGATTACATGGCTGTATATGTTACCCAAGAAAACCCTCGAGTTGACATCGTGTCAGCAAGTAAGTGGGGTGATCTGGTTCCCTTGGCCTCTCCTTTTGATCAAATTCATTTAAATTCTGGACGTATAGTTTCGCAGTTGAGGCGCAAACTAAAGGACTTTAGTGATGACGATTGGTTGTTAGCCATGGGTGATCCAGCCATTATCGGTGTTGCATTTGCAATTGCCGCTGATGTTAACCGTGGACGAGTCGGCTTATTGAAGTGGGATAAGATAGAGAAAATATATTATCCCGTGAGTGTAAGTGTTCGCGGTGGCATTACAGAACTTTAACCCTGAAGAGGAGATACTTTAATGACTGACGAAGACGTATGGAGTGCGATTGAGGCTGATGCAACTTTATTTGAAGGTTTAACAACAGAAGGTGGTGGCGAACTAAGTCATCTTATCCGTAACGTTGTGGAAGTGGAGAAGACAGTTGCAAAAGTTGAAGAAGAACTGAAGAGTCTAAAGAAAAGACGCGACAGTTATCTGTTCGACCTAATTCCTGCAAAGATGCAAGAGGTTGGAATGGACAAGGTAGTTGTGGAAGGACACACAGTTAGTCTTTCTACATTTGTTTCTGGCACGTTGCCGAAAGACCCTATTCAAAGGGATGTAGCTTTTTCCCATCTTAGAGATATTGGTTGTTCTGATTTTATAAAGAACGAAGTGAAAGTTTCGTTTGGAGTAAAGGAAGACAATATGGCTAAGAGTGTTCAAGCTGATCTCGAAGAACAAGGTCACGACACAACAGCCAAGACATGGGTTGAACCTATGACGCTTAAAAAGTTGTTACGTGAGCGTGTAGAGAACAACGAAGAAATCGACCTTGAAATTTTTAACGCACATATTGGAACCGTAGCCAAGATAAAAGGAGCATAAAATCATGACTGCAACAAAAAAAGAAACGTTACCTGCCGAACTAGACGCACTATTTGCGGAAGACTCTGGAAAAGGTTTTGAGGAAGTTACCTCTGCTGACATCCAGATACCTTTTTTAAGAATAATACAACAAATGTCCCCACAGATTAATAAAAAAGAAGCTGGCTTTATTGAAGGAGCTTCCGGTGGTGATATCTTTAACACTGTGACCAACAAGTATTGGGACGGTGAAGAGGGTGTTGTCGTAATTCCTGTCTACTTTCAGATGAAATGTCTGGAGTTTGTACCTAGAGATCAAGGTGGTGGTTTTGTAGGCGAGTTGTTATCTTCTTCAAAGGAAGTGGCAAGCGCAGAACGTAATCAGGAAACAGGAATGGAAATGCTTTCCAGTGGGAACGAGCTTGTTCGCACTGCTCAGTACTACATCAAGATTGTTCATGATGACGGAACGTTAGAAAATGCAATTGTGGACATGAAAAAGACACAATTGAAAAAGTCTCGACTTTGGATGTCTATGCAAATGATGCAGAAACGTAATGGTATAACTTTACCCTCTTACGCCTGTACTTATCGTTTGAAGACTGTTGAGGACGGGAATGATAAAGGAAGCTGGAATACTTGGTCGATAGCCCATGAAGGCATGATTCCAAGTGTAGAAGCTTATAACGATTGCAAAGAGCTACATGGAAGTATTTCCAGTGGTGCATTGCAGATAGCTCCTCCCCCAAGTGATGAGTTATTAGAGAGTCCAAAGACTTCTTCTGAAGACGATATTCCATTTTAAATAGGGGAACGCCCCCATCTTTGTGAGGTGGGGGCGTATTTTTGATGAATACAGCAGAGAGATTTTCAGCCCTATTTAGAGGCTATAGTGGAGCGCACGGGCAAACTACCGTCTTGGACACTCAACGCGAAGGCAAGAAAAAAGCAAAAAGTTTCTTGGTCAGGGAACCGTTGACCCTTGATCTTGTAGAACAGCACTTAGAGGGTAAGCGCGGAGTAGGGAGCGTTCCAATAGATGAGACTAATGGATGTTACTTTGGCGCATTAGACATTGACGATTATAATTTAGACTTGGTTGCCCTTTATAAGAAGGTTGAGCGTTTGAAGCTCCCTTTAGTAATGTGTCGATCTAAGTCAGGGGGCGCACATTTATTTTTATTTATGGCGGAAAAAATCCCAGCGTCAGAGATACGCGATAAGTTATCAGAGTTTGCATCTGCCTTGGGGTGGGGAACTTGTGAGATATTTCCTAAACAAGAAGAAGTTATTGTGGAACGTGGCGATGTTGGTAACTTTATAAATCTTCCCTACTTTAACGCTAAGTATACAACTAGATACGCCTTAGATAAGAAAGGTGAAAGCCTTACGCTTGAGGGCTTTTTAAAGAGAGCGGAGTCTAGGAAACTAGATTTTAAGACCTTATCTGAGTGCAAGGCTAGTGCGGACGATAAGGTATTACCCTTGGGGCCTCCGTGCCTTCAGCAGATAGCTGAGTCTGGAATACCGGAAGGATGCCGTAACAATACTTTATTAAACATAGGCGTTTACTACAGAAAGGTTGATCCATCTAACTGGAAGCAGCTTTTAGAAAAGGCAAACCAGCAGTATTGCAGTCCACCTGTTCCAGCGAGTGAGATTGTGACCATACAAAGCCAACTTGAGAAAAAAGAATATATGTATACCTGCAAGCAAGAGCCATTGCACAGTCATTGCAACAAAGCGTTATGCAAGACTAGGAAGTATGGAATCGGCAGTGGTCAGGGAACCGCGACTATTGGTGGTTTGACCGTTGTAGAGTCAGAACCTCCCGTTTGGTTCGTAGATGTAGACGGCTCTAGGCTAGAGTTATCAACAAAGCAATTGCAATTGCAGATGGAGTTTCAACGAGCGTGTATGGAACAGATGTACAAGATGCCAGCCAAGGTTAAAGATAGCGATTGGCGTGATTTAATAGACATTCTTTTAGGTAACGCGACCCATGTATCCGTGCCGGAAGAATTAACAAACAAGGGTCAGTTTATTGAGCTTCTTGAGATGTATTGCACATCGAGAATTAAAGCCCAAAGCCCTGAAGAGATCATGACGGGCAAGCCATGGACAGAGGACGGTGTTACTTACTTTAAACTAACGGGTCTTCAAGAGTTTTTGAAGCGTCATAATTTTACCAGTTATACCAGAGGTCAGGTTACAGAAAGACTTAAAGAATTAAACAACGGTGATGATTCGACTAAAAATTATAGATTTAAAGACACTAATGACAATTGGAAGTCGGTAAGGGTTTGGTATATACCTGAAATGGATAAGGCTGAAGTAGAGTTACCTGACATTACCTTTGAAGAAGATCAGGATATTCCGTTTTGATTGAAGAGAAGACAATCCTTGGCCCACCGGGAACAGGGAAAACCCAAACCAACTCTAATCTTGTGCGCGATTGTATTAAGAATGGCATGGACCCTTTCAAGATTGCCTGTGTATCGTTTACCAGAAAGGCAGCGCAAGAAAGCAGAGAGCGTGTATGCTTGGATCTGGGTCTCGAAGAAGATAGCCTTCCTTATTTTCAAACGCTTCACTCAATGGCTTTTAGAGCGGGGGGCTATAAGGTTGACGATGTTGTTACAGCTAAAGATTTTGCCAAGATAGGGAAGTCCGTGGGCCTGAGTTTTACGAACTCTAATAAAACAGCCAGAGAGAGTGACTTCGATATTATTGGGTATTCTCAAGGAGATGCCTACATGTCTATCTACCAGACATCCAGGAGTTTGCAAAATTCTTTGGAGGATTGTTTTAGAGAAGCAGAGAACTACGATTTACACTGGACAGAACTAACCAGACTTGTTGATGCTTACGAGAGCTACAAAAAGGCAAAGAAGAAAATAGATTTTACGGACATGATCGAGGGCTTTGTAAAGCGTGACGATCCCCCTAATTTAGATGCTTTGTTTGTTGATGAAGCACAAGACTTGTCCACCCTACAATGGGCCATGGTCAATGTACTAAGAAAGACGCCCAAGTTTCAGATATTCACGGGCGATGACGATCAAGCCATAATGGGATTCCAAGGGGCTGACGTTAAGGCTTTCTTAACTGCTACAGAAAAGAAGGAAGTACTAACACAGTCTTACAGATTACCTAGACGGGTTTGGGATCAAGCTCAACGAATAGCTTTACAGATAGAAGACAGAGCGCCCAAGACATGGTCACCCAAGGATGAAGAAGGTTCTGTCCATTATCACCAGAACTTCGGGGACGTTCCGTTTGAGGAAGGTGATTGGTGCGTTTTAGCCAGAACTAATCATATAGCTAATTTTTATGCCAGCCAGCTTGAAGAAGAAGGTTGGGTATATAGTCGTAACGGCAAAACAAGTATACATCCCCAGACATATGACGCGATTATGTCTTGGGAGGATTTGGTTAAAGGCAGGAGCATAACGATACCAGCTTTAAAAAATATGTATGGCTTTATGAAAGTGGGGGCTGATTATAAGAAAGGCTATGGTCCACGAGCTAAATGCTTTACTACTTTAGATTCGGAGCAATTGATAGATATGTCTTTTGCTGAAGCCAATCTTGGCTTAAAGTGGGGTAACGATACTAGATGGCACAAAGCGTTATCTAAAATAGATTTGGATACAAAAAATTATGTACTTAATGCCTTGCGGAGGGGAGATAACGTTAAACATCCTAGAATAAAAGTAAGCACCATACACTCAATGAAGGGGGGAGAAAGCGATAACGTTCTTGTTATTACCGATCTGTCTTACGCCTCATGGAAACAATATCAAAAAAATCCATCAGTTGAGCATCGAGTATTTTATGTTGCGGTTACACGGGCTAAAAAATCATTACACATATTAGAACCAACTACACGAAGATATTACGAGATATGAAAAAAACGGACAACGTAAACCACCCGCCTCATTACACTAACGGAGATATTGAATGCTTAGACGCGATTAAATCAGCGTTAGGAGAGGATGGCTTTAACGCTTATTTAAAGGGAGCAATTATTAAATACCTTTGGAGAATGGATCATAAAGGTAATCAGATGGAGGATGCTCAGAAGGCGCAGTTCTACAATAATAGATTAGTTAAAGAGTTAAAAGGATCATAGTATGCAAGAGGACCTATTCGATGAAACTACTTGGACTCCGCCAGACGTACTTCCAGATTTATCCGGTGAAAAAATAATAGCTGTTGACGTTGAGACACGCGATCCAAATTTATTAAGTAAAGGGCCGGGATGGTCAAGGGACGATGGTCAGTTAATCGGGATAGCTGTAGCAGCAGAAGGATGGAATGCTTACTTGCCCATTGCTCATGAGGGTGGTGGTAACATGTCTAAGAATACGGTTTGCCGTTGGATGCAAGATCAACTGGATCACGGTATGGATGTCGTATTTCACAACGCTCAGTATGATCTAGGTTGGCTTTTATCCGAAGGATTAGAAGTTAAAGGCAAGGTTTTGGATACCATGATTGCCGCTCCATTGCTCGATGAGAACAGATTTAGCTATTCTCTTAATGCTTTAGGAGCTACTTACCTTGGCGAAAAGAAACAAGAGTATGATTTAAGAAGGGCAGCCGATCAGCATGGCGTTGACGCTAAGAAAGATATGTGGAAGCTTCCAGCGGCAAGAGTTGCCTCATATGCTGAGACGGACGCTAGACTTACTTTAAACTTATGGCACATTCTTATAGACAAACTTTCTCAGGAAAATTGCGATAATGTCTTGGAAATGGAGCTTTCTTTACTTCCTGTGATATTTCAGATGCGCCGTAAAGGGGTCAGAGTAGATCTCGAAAAAGCGGATAAGACCAAAAAGTTTTTAGAAAACAAAGAAAAGAAACTTCTTAAAAAAATCTACGATGAAACTAATGTTTGGCTAGAGCCGTGGAACGCTACGTCTTTAGCAAGTGTATTTGATTCTCTCAAGCTTAAATACGAAAGAACGTCTAAAACGGAAGCGCCCAGTTTTACTAAGCACTTTCTACAAAACAATTCGCACCCTATTGCAAAAACAGTTTTAGAAATTCGTGAGTACAACAAGGCCAACACTACTTTTGTAGACACCATACTTAACCATCAGTACAAAGGCCGAATCCATTGTCAGTTTAACCAGTTGAGATCTGATGATGGGGGTACGGTATCTGGTAGGTTCTCTTCGAGCCATCCTAACTTACAGCAAGTTCCAGCCAGGCATCCTGAAATTAAAAAGATGATACGTGGTTTATTTATACCGGAAGAAGGATGCAAGTGGGGAAGCTTTGATTACAGTGCTCAAGAACCTAGATGGCTAATGCATTACGCTTCTAAAACTCCAGCTACCAAGGACAATGAAAAGGTTATTGAGATAGTAAACCAGTACCAAAATACTGATTTAGATTTTCATCAGATGGTTGCTGATATTGCAGATGTGGATCGAAGTACAGCCAAGGTTATTAACTTGGGTATTATGTATGGTATGGGCATTGGTAAATTAGCTAGTATCATGGGGGACATTGAGTTCTCAGAAGCCAAGGCTATACGCAATGATTACGATGAAAGGGTTCCTTTTATCAAGGAGATGGCTTCCTCTGTAATGAAGGTGGCGTCTGAACGACAAGAGATCAAAACCTTGTTGGGCAGAAAATGTCGGTTCCCAATGCGTGAGCTTAAAGGCTATAACAAGGGATCAAGCTCGTTGATACATAAAGATCGCCTCGAGGAGCGGTGGGAAGATGTAATGGCTACTCCTTTAGAAGATCGTGATCAGGGGTGGAAATCTTTAGATCCGGCACGTTATCAAGTAGCCTTTACCTACAAGTC